GGTACTTTCAATAGCTTAGATAATAGAAGCTTTTTTGAAGTATTATTTCTTGATTCCGTTTTTTGTAAAATTATTCATAGCAATAAAGGTGTAAATCGTTATCTCACGGTTAATTCCGGTATACTACAGTTTGAACTAGACAGTCAGCAAGATAGCTTAGGTGCTTTGAGCAATCAAATATTCTTTTACATCTACGACTCAACAACAAACATATTAGTACTTGCAAAAAGCATACTCGATAACACTGGCAATAGTATATGTGAGTATGTTGGATATACAGAGCAAGCATATGAAGCTAATAATACACCATCGGTTGCTGTAAGCGGGTCAGCTTTAACATTCTTTAGACCTATACAAGGTTCAAATACACCATGTCCTCCAAATGCATTTCTTAGAGTATCACCAAAGCCTGGAGCTATACAAGATACTCTATTATACGATACATGGGTAAGTTATACACCTGACTTTAAAACTAATTCACAGGATATTAATTTAGCTAAAAGCGTACCTGTAGTTAATACTAATTTACTTGTTAACAATCAATACAATAATGTTGTTACTGATGGAGCTCTTGATATAAATATTCTTTCATTAAAGAATACAAATACACCTGAAAATAATCAGAGTCGTAATAACCCTTTTCAAACTGATCGATCATTATATTTTACTGAAGATCAGATTAGTTCTAGAACATACAATAATCTATTTACAGGATCAAAACAAGAACTTGGTAATGATAATATTAGTATTGGTTATGATGCATATACAGCGAGCTTAACACTACCTGCTGATAAGACAACATATTTTCACGTACCACAGAATATCTATCCATATATTCAAATTAACGTTGCAGATGCAGGCTTCATTGAAGCTGGTGCGATCGCCGGTGATCATCCGATGAAGTCGGATAAGATTTTTAAGAAACTTGCATCAGCTAAATATACTTCACCGTTCGGTAAAATTACCGATGAAACATCTGGCACGTTTTTATGCAGTTGGTTATCTGGTGGTATGGATGTTAACACAAAACCTGTATGGTTGGATAGATATTACAACCCATCAACTGTAACCTATATTGCGGCATTAACAGGTGCACCAGTTAACTATGTATCCACTTTCAATACATTAGTTAGTACGATTAATGCCAACGTGTTTGATAAAATATCGGATTTAACTTTACAGCCAGGGGCATACTATGCATATCAACATATTGGTAATAACTATGTAAATCAATATTTACAGTCACTGACACCGTTTTTAGTGGATAATAGTTTTTCTGCATATTTAAACTATAATCAATATAATGTTTTACAGCCCGGGTTATCAACTAACGAGTATGTGTTTAACGGTAGTCAATATACTATTAGCAATTCCTTATCAAGCATCGATAACTCCAATCAATTTACGCTTTCATTCTTTGGTGATAGCATGAACTGGCAACAACCATTAGGATATCAGCTTGTTGGTAATTTTGTACATAATGGTTTTGGTGTGTTTAATACAAACGCTGTTACGCCAACTCTCTATGTACCAAGTATTACTGGGTTAACTATTTTAAATACTAGTTTTAATACTCTAAAGACATTAACCTACACTGCAACACCGTTTGGGTTTATGCGTTTGGAAGGATTGAGAGATTATTATGGAATGTTTAATGATGGCAGCTTTATAAGATATAATATTGCTGATATTCCACTTGCTGTTACATCTAATGCCACACTAACAGGTTTAGTTGATTACGATTATAACGGTACTTTTGGCTATATATTATGTAATAATAGCGGTACAGTAAATGTACTTGAGGCAGATCTCAATAATACTACACTTACAGACATAACTCACAACACAGGTATACAGAATTTTGTACCAAACGGGGTATTAAATGCATCTAATACAATTACTGTATATAATAATCAACTCTACTTTACACCTGGCTATCAGGCTCGTTATAATAACGGCCATATCTACTTTTTATCACAGGATTATACATCTTTACTACGATGGGATTTAACTCTTTCTACAGTTATAACTGCTTTTAAATCATATTCAACGATTGCTGACTATAATATCGATTTTTCAGGTAATATTTGGTTAATTGATAGTACAAACAACTACTATAGCTTCACATCTACACGTAATCCTCTTGTATCAGGTAATATACCTACAAATTCCACTGTTTCTAGTTTCTTTAACCTTACGGGTGACGGTCAAACTACAACATTTACACTACCTAGTACAGGGTATTCACAAGATCCTACTAATTTCACAATAAACTATACATATACAACATTACTCTGTACGGCTTCCTCTGTATATGATAACAATAATAATTTAATTCGTACAACATCTTACCTAACTACGCAATATTCTAATGGTACCTATATACCAAATTTAGAATATTATATTGATAGTAATCAAATTGTATTTTATACAGCACCAGGACCGGGGTACGTACTATCAGGTGCTACAACTACACCGATAGATACATATAATAATAGTAAAATTAATTTTTTAAATGATTTTGATTCAACTGGTTATTTACAAACTGCAATTTTAACTAGATCGGGATATAACCCGAGCACACAAGTACCGAGCAATCAATTTATCACACTATCACTCACCGGTACACCACTATTAAGTTCTACAGTCGATACCATTTATACATCGAATAACGCCCTTACAAATGATAATTATCTCGCGACTTATGTTGACAGCAAATACAGTAACACGAATTTAAATATTAAAGCAGTATTAACAAATGTATATAATAGTTCTGATGAAATAACTGTTGAAATTATTTCATCCTTATCAGCTGTAGATCCAGGTCCACATCACTTTGCAATACGTTTTGATAGTTATCATGGTGAAATGACACTTTTTATTGATGGTCAGGAAATTAATAATGTATTTTTTGAACCAAGAAAATATAAATTTAGTAATCTTATTAAAAGACCTTTTATGTTCGGTACAGCAACATTTAAAAATAATATACCTCTATTTAAATATCTTCAAAAACAAGCATATCTTGTAAATGGACTGACTATTTACAACTACAATCTCTACAATACACCGCTAAATGACTATGACATTAAGTTTCTTGCAAGACAAGGTATGGAGATACAAGATATTGTAGTGGATATACCTTGCGGTCGCAGAAATTATGTTGAAGAAATTGAAAGATATTTCAAAGCATCAATACCGGGTTCAAAATCTACATTATACAATTTAATTATTACAAATTCTGGTATTACGGATCAAGCTTTGCAGCAAGCACTTGAGACACGTATTCTAACGGAACTTAAAAATACAGCTCCTGCTTATTCGCAGATAAATAGTATTAAGTGGGTAAATTAACATGAATATAGCTGATGTCGCCAGTCAAGTTGGAACAGTGTATGATCGCACACTTCATACATCTTTAACATTACCATATTCAGGTTTTGAAAACATAGCAATTGCACAAAATGATGTTGTAACATCAGCAGTTATTAATAATGCAATAGATAAACTATATTCAAATTATATTCAACTCTATCGCTATAGTAATGTAGCATCAAATGTTATTCCTATTTCATCAATTGCATTTGCAGGTGCACTACCAAGTAATCCCCCAGCATATAGTATCTCCACAGGCACACAGTTTTTAACTTCATATATCACAACACCGGTTTATACTGTTGAACCATCCACACAAACCGATACTTTTACAGTAACATCATATAAAACTACAACACAAAATATTACATCGTATACATTATCATCTAATATTATCTATTACGAAAATTTACTTTTATATTCAAATACATTAAATGCAAATAGTTGGAGCGGTACAGTCTCTGTTATACCTACAAATACACCTTCTCCTCATAATAATAAATCAGTTGTATGGAAATTAGTCGAAAGTAAAAAATCCACATTACAATTTTTATCACAAGCTCCTACTAATACTATTTACCCAGGCTTTACATATACATTTTCCATATATGCAAAAGCTAGTGACCGTAATTTTCTTGCTATTTGGTTTCAGGATTCTGATTATTCAATTTTTAATTTGACTAACGGTAGTGTAACAAATGTAAAAAATAACACAGCAGTATCTTTACATAATAATCATAGCAGCACAAGCTATGTTGGCAATGGCTGGTATATTTGTACGCTTTCACTAGTAGTAAATCAACCTATTACAGGATCGTGCCGAGTTGGATTTGGACCTGCTGGTAGTAGTTCAAATATACCTATATATAAGGGCGATGGTAAATCAGGTGTTTATGTATGGGGTGCACAACTTGTGTATGGCGCGCAAACTTACCCATATGTAGAGACTCATAGTTTACCTATAGGAACAGTGTTGCCACCGACTTCTAATATAACCAGTACACCTACTACTAAAAAATTTACAAAAAAATTTACATCATCGACAATCTGGTCTGTTCCCGCAGGGGTGACGAGTATAAATGTCATTGCAGTCGGTGGTGGGGGTGGCGGGGGGTCAGGTTATGAAGTCGGTGACGGTGCTGGCGGTGGCGGTGGCGGATCAGGTTATAAAGCTACTGGCAATTACGCTGTTACACCTGGTCAGCGACTTTCTATTAATATAGGTAAAGGAGGCAGTGGTGCAGCTCCTGTAGGTGTTCGCGGAGCTTTTGCGAACGGCGGTGACGGTACATCATCTAGTATCTCACAACTCGGTATAACAGCTCGGGGTGGTAGTGGTGGTAAAGCACCTCTTAACTATGGCGGGTGGGGTTCAGGAGGTACATTTGGAGATTTTAAAAATTGGGGATCTATTGGTGGTGCAGGTGGCGCTGGTGGTAATAACGGTGGTAATGGTCAAGCTGGAGCATTTGATGGTGCTAGCGGATATGGCGGTAAAGGTGGTGCATCGGTCTACGGTGGCTACGGTACGGGTGGCGATGGTGCATATTTTATTAATCTCGGTGGATGGTTTTTTAATGGCAATCCTGGAAGCGATGGTGGTATAGTTATTTCATATACACAAGCAACTAATACTACTACAACTTCTTATATACCAAATATACAATCACTAGCCACCACTGTTACATCACAAATAGTTAATGTTACTAAGGAATCAAGTCTTGTACCTGTATTTCAAACTAATACAAATACGTATATTACATATTTATCAAGTGTACAATATATAACTACAGCTCAAATTACACCTACATCTTTTGATATATATACACCTGTCACTACACTTAAATGGTACACAACATCTAATTTTTTAAGTACAAGTCAATTTTTACCTCTCTCAACAACGCAGTATCCAAATTTGGATAATATTCAAACTATAACAGGTGGTATTAATACTGCTATAACACCAAATAATTACGTTATTTTTGCATCTACTGGTACTGATTTAATAGCATTAACAGGTGATACTAATTTACAAAATATATCAGTCGCATTAAGCACTAACACTACGGCACTTTTTTCTAACGTTTACTTTATTGGTATCAATAAACTTTTACTTGATTCTAATACAAATTATCTTTATGCTGTTGATTTGAGTGCAAATTTAATTCATCAATTTGATGCATCGGGATTTTTAACAAATAATAATATTCTTGCAAATAAATTAATTTATATAAAAAGTATAGGTGGATACGGTGGATACGATGACGCACATCTTTTTAATAATCCACAAAGTATAATAATAAACAATTCTAATCTATATATCCTTGATTCAGGTAATAGTTGTATAAAGCAATACGATACAGATCTTAACTGGATCACTACACATCGATTGTTTAGAGATTTTTATAATAATTATCCTATTGATATGTCCGTAGATGGTAACGGTAATATCTATGTACTAACAAACACTAATACTCTCTTACAATATAGTAATAACTTCAATACAAAAACCGTTATTAATTTACCTGCGTTATATAACGTAGGTGAATATTATCAAAATATAGTAACTTCAATTACATATAATGATATTTTCTATTTGGTGACAAATATGAATGTATATAAGAAATTTTATAGTGCTATAAATGATACAATCGGCAACTATCTCTTCTATCGTTTTAATGTAACACCTGGTGAGAACATTATTACATTCGCGTCCCTTATAAATGCAACAGGAAGTGATACAAACGTTATCTTTAGTACATATAATGGCGCTGGTAAATTCGGTCTTTACGCAGATAATATTAATCTCGATACCGTTCTTGTAACAAATAATTTTGATATATATCCGTTAAGCGCTATACAAATTAATAATGATGAGTATGTGCAGAACTGGGTGTTTAATAAAGCAATTGCAAAACTTATTATAAATCATACACGACTTCGTAATTTAATTTTTAGTAGATTTCTTTATGAACCAGATGATCACGGTACATTGACATTTCAAGGAACACGTTATCTTACATCAGATGAAACTTTAAGTGTAACATTTGATCAAGATATGCAAAATTTTATCGGTTGTAATGAAATTTTTCAGAACATAATTGTTAATCGTTCTTTACGAGCAGTATATGATGCACAAGTTGCTATTTTTAATATGCTGCAACTAGATATACAGACTGCACCTGATTTAAATATTCCAGTATATATTAATTGATAACTGACTTTCTTTTATAAATATTAATAATGGCAAATGTATCTATAGTCAAGCTTAAGGTAAGGCGTGGCCCTGACGTTCAACGACAGCAAATAGTTCTTGATCAAGGTGAGCTCGGGTTTACAACCGATACACAGAGATTCTTTATTGGTGACGGTGCTACTGTCGGTGGAATTAGTCCTGCAATAAACTATTATTCTACTAGCTTTCAGCAACTTACTGCATCAAGTGCAACAAGTCAACCATTTCAAATTGGTGATATAGTATATGATTCAAATTCATCGAGCTTTTATAACTTAACAGGTGCACCAAATAATAATATTAGTAACTATTTACGACTACCGATTCTCACACCAGGCAATGTAAGTACATTAGTACCGACTACATCCACAGGTTTACCTACAGGTTCGCTTTGGATAAATACAAACAATAATCAAAAAGTTTTAAGTATCGTATAATATGGCTATTACAGTAACATCTGATACAATCGTAAAAATTATCGTCCGCAGCGGTACTAATAGTGATCGTATTAATATAATTCTTTCACAAGGAGAGCTTGGTTATGCGACTGATAGTAAGAGACTTTTTATTGGTGACGGTATAACAGCAGGTGGTAACTCCGTCGGTACTACAAATTTTGGTATTTACACACCGAGTACATACGGTAATATACAATCACCAGTAGCGCAAACCGGTGATATTATTTCCGATGGTACGACATTATACTCATATACAAGCGGTACAGGCTGGCAAGCTATCAGTAATAATGTTTTATTTGATAATCAAACCATAATAAAATCAAACAACAAGTGGCAACTTAATACCGCATATTTATCTGGTGGTTCTGCATATATTGGTGCAATTGGTGCAGTAACTACGTTAAGTGCAAATTGGAATGCTGCATATGCGTCAGTGACGTTACAGCCTAACAGTATATTTGGCAATACGTGTAATAATGCATCTCAAGTCGGTAGTAGCTTGCAAGTTGGTTA